TGAAATGTGTTGGTAGTTACTCCGGCAACCTTATAACGATTCCCGTTTAATTGCGTCATACCAACTACGCTGTCGATATCAACTAAATCTCCGTTAGAGAATCCATGAGCTGCGCTGGTAACGACAACAGGATTAGCTTGAGTTGCTCCGGTGATCGTAAGAGGAACATTATAGCTAAGTCCAGAATCGACAAAGAAAGACTGTCTAACATCGTTGGTGATTCTTTGCTCTAACACTTCAATGAATATTCCGTTTGCTCTCTGAACAGTAACCCATAGCTCATCGTATCCTGTCGCTGGAATTACAGATATCGAAAGAATTGTTCCTAAAGTATCGTGGTGATGAAACGCGACAACTTCTTGTTCTTTTAAATAAGTAAGACCTACGATCACTCCATCAGCTCTTAAAAAATAAACAATGTTGTCAGGGTAAGAAGCAAATTGCATTTCAATAATGTCATTGTCCTGGAATAAATGCCTTGCAAGAACACTTACCTCTGATCCCAAATATCCATTGTAATAAAGATTAAATGAAATGTTTCTGACGATTCTCTTATGATATTCAGCAAATATAACCTCTCTACCAATGACAACAGGATCAATGATACCAGCAGATCCGTAATATTCTTCTGGCTGTTGTATGGCAGAAGTTGGAGTAAGAACGCTACCATTGGTAGGCTGTACCGTCCAAGAACATCCTGAGGTAAAACAAATTAACTGTTGGAAAGCAATCAGTCCATTAATCTCATTTAACTGACGAGAAGGAAGAGGAGCTTGAATTGAATCGTTATCTTGAATAGGAGAGAAAACTCCAAAGCTAGTATAATCACTGTTCCTACTTAGCCAATTCTGATCCGGCTCAGACTTTGAAGAAGAGAAACAAAGACGATCTTGATAAAATCTTGCCAAGGCTGGATATCCACGATAGTCTGACCATGATCCCTCATTCCAGGTCCATGTTGAAGTTGTTAATCCAATCGTCTGTAATACCGTCGCTGATACTTGAGTAGGGCTAGTATATGCAGTTATCCTGACAATACCTTTCTGATAAAAAGCATCGCAGGTCAAATTAACATTAAGGGTTCCGCTTGAGAACGATGTTACATTAATACGAACTTTAAATGGAACAGTATCTACCGTAGGATCTTCGGTCCCAAATGTGTCAGCGTTGAAATCATTAGAACTGCTGAATGTTCTTATAACCGTCCAGGTCGTTCCACCATCTAAAGATTTTTCTACATTAAACTGACCAGTCCATGTCCCATGAGTAATTACTCTCCAAGTAGTGAAGCAGGGTATTCCTGTTCCAGCGCCGGTCCCTGTCAATGCTGCTGCATAGGATTGTCCCTGCATAAAATGAGTTAACTGCCATAACGCATTGACATGGGTTGGTTGAAAAGTTGACTTAGCAGCCGTCAACGTGATCGCTCCAGTCAAAGCAGATGCAGTAAGGGTATTGCTTGTATCCACATTTTCTAACATGAAAGGACCGTCTACTGGAGTAAACAAACTCATGGTCCAGCTATTATCAGAAATTCTTTGAAGAGTTCTCTGTTGATAGCTTTGGTGCATTATATAAAGCGTATCAGCAGACTGTTCGAATCTTAACTTAGGAACGTCTGCGATAGCATAAGGAGATGGAATTTCGTATGTGTTTTGAGCTGTCCATTTACCAGCAGCAAGATCAGTGGCAAATGTCCCAGAGGTATGCGCGACGATACAATAATATTGTATTCCACCTTGAGTAACAAAATTACCAACGACGTATGAAGTTGATGTTAACCAACCAGCAGCACCAGTCATCTGGATCTGAGCGCGGTTTAAATAAAATCTTATGTAATAATCTCCAAACTCTAATTGATAGGCTTGCGTCGTCGAGAAAATAAACTTACGCATATAGGCTGGACGATCAGAATATTTTGTAGATGCAATATATCTTAAACCGGCACGATTGCTTGCGCTTCCAGTGGGATGTACCAAGAAATTACGGCAGGTCTTTAAACCAATCTTATACTTCGCAAGAGAGACGCGTGAATACATATCCGGCGCGTATTCTCCACCAGCAAAGCTGTCCTGGATAGGACGTAGGATCTGAGATCCTTGAGGAGCAGAAGGTCTAGCCTGACTCATTTTGCTTTACCTAAATATGTTTCGCCTTCTGCTTTTTCTTCTTTAGGATTATCCTGACCTTTGTGTTCGCCTTCTAAAAGTTCTAAATGAACTTCATTAGAATCAGGATTATGACCGACGATCTTACCTTTAAAGGAAAGATTATGAACATCATCGAGAGCCATTTTCTCTTTTCCAAACATTGACTTTGGAAGAGTAATTCTCTCATAATGTTTCTTATTTTTAGCATCCGAAGAGGATGGATACATTTCTTTCATTGTTCGTCCTAAGTCCATTTTAACCTCTCGCTTTCTGGTATCCAGAGACTTGTACCGGCTTTTTAGTTGTCTCAACTCTTCCGATCCTTTTCTCCTCTGAATTAAATCCTTGGAACAATGTCATTAATTGAAGCCCCTTAGAAGCATCACCTGTTAAGGTGTGGGCCATAGCAGCGGCAAGACGATAGGAGAAAGCCATGTTAAATTTAGGAGTCCATATCGTTGTATCAGGAATAACAAAGCTATACCTACAATAAGCGTTAGCTTCATTAGTCGCTATCACTTTAATGTTATCTTCTGGAATATAAATCGTCTCATACTCGATTGACTCTTCATCAGCGACGCTATTAACAGGCGTCATTGAATTATCCAAGGGATTAACTTGAAGAGATCCCGTAAGACCGAATACTGTCCAGACCCTCGCCGCATTAACAGGATACCCGTAGGTATACTGCCATTGAGGGAAGGTGTAGCTCTTCAAAGCAAGAGCCTGGATAGTCATGCAGAACGGCCAACGATGCTCACTAAAAACATCGTCGCGAGAATTGTTAAAGAACTGATTACAAGCTAAAGCTCTCTTACTATTATCGCTGATATCCTGGATAGGCTGCAATCCAAGATGCGCTAAGGCCATATTGCAGATATCGGTTACGGATTGAGACATTAGATGTCATCTCCAGGTTTAGGTGCATCGGTTTGAGGAGCAGGTGCTATTGTCGATAAGCCACCTTTATTTTGAAGATGCAATGGAACAGGATGCGTGTTTTGAGCTGCTTTCATAGTATCCACTCTAGCTTTAGGAGCATTTTCATGGGCCATGTAATCAGCGTATTCACTTACAGGAATGAAGTGACGAGGAACATCTTCACCGTCAGCAACATCGACTGTTTCACCTTTATCCCAAAGACCACCTCTAAAACCATGACAACGACGGATGCAGACCATTCTTCTCATAATAATTCTCCTTAATTAATTAAATTTGAGGGAGGGATTTTTAGGCCCCTCCCTCGTTTACTTAGACTTTCTTACCAATACCGTTAACATCACGGCTAGCATCTTCGACAATTTTCATGTCCCAAGATCCTGTGGTAGTTGCTCCACCACCAACGATGGTAGCATAACCGCGAAGGTAACGCTTAGCACCGATTGGGATTCTGACCTTAGCAACAAAAGTATTAGCTGTCAAACTAGCCAATAAAATTGCGCCGGTAGAATAAAGAACAACTTCTGATCCGAAGGCCGAGTCGCTATCAGTACGCAAATCAAAAGCGATTGACGTTACGTTAGCAACAGCGGTCTTGATTAAAACAATGAACCATGCACCATCAGTGATACCATCGCCAGCCGCAAGGGTGTCGATGTAATTTGTGGATGCTCCAGAAACCGTAAGGCTCTGAGAGTCAGCCAGAAGTAAGTTAGCATCAATAAACATTGTTTCCTCCTTATTTTAAATTAAATCGTTAAACTTCACACTGCAAACCGTATCTCAATTATGTGATCTGAGATTCGGTGTTTAAGATTGCATCAATACGACGACATGGAGTACCTAAGAAGGTTAACACGCCATCAGGACGAGGAATGCTTAACCCTTGAACTTCATCCATGCGGAGCAACAAATTGCTCTTATCTAACATCTTAACGCGCAACATAGAACGAACCGTCTCGTTCATGTAGAATACTTTGCGTCCAGTCATGTTAGGAGGAAGTTTATCCAATGCCATTGACATCAACTTTAACAGATTAGCAGACAAGTCAGTAGCATCCCCGGCTGTATTCAAATTCGAAACATCCAAGTTTGCGATACGGACAACAGAACGCCAATCTTTGATACAGATACCGCACATCCATTGGAACCAAGTACAATATGCCTTCATGTACTTTGTGCTATCGTTAGGATCAAGGATGGTTAACAAGCCTTCATCTTCTTGCTGTAAACCGGCCTTAGAACCTTTAGGATAGATACCAAAGATGGTACGAGGGTCCCAACATACTAACCAAACAGAGGTATTATCAACACCAGTACCCCCACCATCAATGATGTTAGGAGAAGTGGTATAACTACCGCTGATGGAGAAATAACGAGTAGCTAAACCATTGAACTGTTCAGGAT